GGCACCAGCGGCACATTCCCCGCCTACACTCCAGAGGCGTGGGTGGAGGCCATTCGCCGGTTCGATGACGCCGAGTACTATGCGGCCATGGCGCAGAAGGCCCTCGTTCGCGCGGCTGAGGTAGAGGCGGCGATACACGAGCAGGTGACGGAGATAGAGCGGTTCATGCAGAAGCTCGTCAAAGAGCCGCACGAGCACATCGCGCCTGAGAAGCCCGTCATCCAGAAACAGCGGGTGGTGATTATGGCGGCTGGCTCCGGAGCACGCTGGCAGAACTACCTCGGCGTGCCGAAGCAGTTGGCGCCGGTGGACGGCGAGCCGTTGATTCACCGCACGATTCGCCAACTGCGCGAGCGTGGTATCACTGATATCTACGTGACCGTGCGCGAGATCGGCGCGCTGGGGCCGCTGCCTGGCGGCGTGACGGAGTACGTGAAGCCATTGAACCAGTACGAAATCGACCGCGTCTACGGCGCGAAGGACCTGGCGCCATGCCTGTTTTTGTACGGCGACGCCTGCTACACGAATGCGGCGATGGACACCATCCTCTCCGACACCCATGCGTACAGGTTCTTCGGCTCGTCTCGCCCGAACGGCATCAAGCTCTGGCGGGAGATGTACGCCATCAAGGCCGACGCGTGGCTGATGGGCAAATGCGGGGAGCTGCGCGAGATGTTCCGTGCAGGCAAACTGCGGCGCTGCATCGGGCAGGACCTGCACTACTACGTTGCCGGAGTGCCAATCAAGGGCAACAGGTTCCAGGCCGTCGCGTGCTCGTTCTCGGGCGACCACTACACGGCGCTCAATGACGCGACATCCGACTTTGACACATCTCGTGATTACGACCGATGGGCAAAGCGGTATAATGGAGGTAAGAGCTTCAAATGATGAGAATCAGGGTACGTAGAGAGATATTCACATCCGGCGGCAGCGTGCAGCCTGGCGAGATCGTGACCGTGGACGACGCCACGGCGCGTGAGTGGATTCGCCGAGGCGACGCGTCCGAGGAGAAATCCTACCAGCCGCCGAAGCGCAAGAATGTCAGAACGCGGACACGGGAGGCATAATGGCAGAGTACGTGACGGTCTATTTCGCAGACACCGACGAGCCGGCATCGGAGGCCCCGAGCCTCGATAACGCCGTGCGGTTCACGCTCCGGCTGGACCTGAATCAGGTCGGCGAATGGGTAGAGCTGTACGCCAAGTCCGACGAGGGCTACGAGATACTGGAGGCGGTCGTCACTCCTACGGGTGCGACTGCGGAGCGGTGGCAACTGGCGCTCGATACCGAGTCTCCCGAGGCCTACGGCGCGGCGCTGGCGCTCGGCACGATAGAGGATGGCGTCCCCACGACGTTCTACGTCCGCGCACGCGCGGTTGACACCGAAGTTCCGGCAAACGACGCGACCGTGACGCTGGTTCTGTCCGGCGATGCGGCGGTGCCCGAGGTCTGATGGCAAACTGGTATTCGACTGACTGGTGGCATCGCGTTCCGGTGCTGCTGAGAGCGGACAAGGCAGGCGGCGCGACGCACGCCGACTTCCCCGCGCTCCTTGCCGCGTCCCTGCCCGCGCACTTCTGGACGAGGGTTCGCGCTGATGGCCTTGACTGCATGCTGACTCAGGCAGACGGTGTCACGCCGCTGTTCCGAGAGGTTGCGACGTTCGATGCCGGAACCGAGAAGCCGGAGATTCATTTCCGGCTGCCGTCGTACTCCCATCTGGAGGACACGCTCGTCTACCTGTACTACCGCAACCCAGACTACTCCGAGCCGTCGGACGTGGAGGTCTGGGACTCCAGTTTTGCTGCCGTCTACCACATGAACGACGATCCGAGCGACAGCACGCAGATTCTGGACTCGACGGCGAACGCGAATCACGGCACGAAAGGCGCGGACGCGGCCGCCCCCGTCGAAGTCGCGGGCACTCTGGGAAGGGCGCAGGAGTTCGTGGAGGCGAATAGGCAGACCATAGACCTAGGCAACAGACCATCATGGAATCTTGCTGCAACAGGAGCCACGTTCTCTGTCGTTTGGCAGGGCGTACACGCCTCGGACATACTCCGCAGGTTCGTCGGCGGCAGTCCCGGAGCAGGGTATCACATAGGTGCCTACGCATCGCCGGATGGCCGTGCTGTTCAGGAATGGCGAGCGGCCGACGGCACAAGCCCAGTCCTAGTCGTTGCTGGCAGCAATGTGCTTGACGATGAGACACACTACATCGCGTTTAGTACAGATGTGGTCGCCAAGACGGTGCATGGTCGGTGCGACGCCCTGACCTCATCTAGGTCATTTACCGGCACGCCGCTTGACCATAACACGAGACTGGGAATATCGCAACCGCCTTACTACCTTGACGGCCTGATTCACGAACTCCGCCTCTCCTCCGTCGCACGCAGCGCGGAGTGGATTGAGGCAGAGTATAACTGGCTCCTCAACAACGCTCTGTGCTACGAGGTCGGAGACTACGAGAACCGGCCCCTGTACATCATGCAGGGCTACCGGCGCGTGAAAGACGCGGCAACATTCGACGCACAGGCATACCGCAGGCTGACACTCCCCGCCGGATACATCGCACAGGCATACCGCAGGCTGACACTCCCCGCCGGATACATCGCACAGGCATACCGCAGGCTCGCGGACAGGGCGCTCTATACACTGGCAACTAAACGCCGACTGCGCCCGCTGTATCGAGCCGCGGGGCGTATACGGTACCCGCTGGATTAGACACGGAGGCGTGATGATAGATGTAGCCGAGATGCGCGAATACCTGAGAGTCGATGCAGGCGTGGACGCCGACACGCTGGCGACGCTGCTGTCCGCAGCCATCGCCGAGACAGAGGAGCACTGTAAGCGCGTCTGGCTCACGCGCACTATCACCGAGATTCACAGGCCCTACCGCACGATATTGCTGCGCCACAGGCCAGTGACCGGCATCGTGTCCGTGCTGCGTGACGGGACCGAGATGATTCCGAGCGAGTACGCAGAGGAACTCGATGCCGCACGGCTGTACAGCGCCGCCGGATGGGGCGGAGAGATCACGGTGACGTACACGGCAGGCTACGGCGCAACAGCGGCGGCAGTGTTTGCGGCTGTCCCGCAGGTGAAGGCCGCCATACTGGACACCGTAGCCCACTGGTACAACAACCGCGCCAACGTGCAGTCGGTCGGCATCCAGGGGGCAGGCACGGTCACGTACGCCTCCTCAATGCCGTTGCCCGCCTCTGCCATGGCCAAACTGAGGTCGCTCGTGGTGCCGAGGGTATGACATGCTGACACAGATACTGAGGGATACGGCGGTCATCGAACGCAAGCTGGAGGTCTCCCACGCGCTCGGACAAGACGTCGCGTGGCAGAACGTCGGCACCTACTGGTGCCGCCTCGTGCCGGTGGACACCGAGGGCCGCATCGCATACCAGCAATATGCGGGGCGCTACATCGGCAGGTTCATATTTCGAGGCCGTCCGGAGCTGTCGCTCAATCACCGCATCATTCACGGCGGGCGCGTGTACATCCCCATCGACCCGCCGCAGGACATCGAGTGTGGTAGCATGATAGTGGTGAGGCAGGAGTAATGGGCGTAGACATCGTGCTGAGGTCCAACGTACCCGAGGCGCTCAAGGCCATCGACGGCGCTGTCGCACAGCGCATGTTCGAGGCAGTCAACCTCGTGCGCAACGAGGCGGTGCTGACGCTCTCGCGCCCCGGCAAGGGCCGCATCTACGAGAATTACATCTACGAGGACGAGGCGGGCAATATGAAGTTCGGGCGCGCCCGCAACGTGCCTCACCGCGCATCCGCGCCAGGCGACCCGCCAGCCGTCGATACGGGCAGGCTGCGGCAATCCGTCCGCTACGAGATAGCGGGCAACGTTGGCCTCGTGGGTACAGACCTGGACTATGGCAAGAAATTGCAATTCGGCACGCGCAAGGTCGCCGCACGCCCGTGGCTGGACGTGGCATTCCGCGAGGCTGCGGACCGCGTGCGGGAGATATTCGGGAGGCCGTGGCTGTGAGAGCATTCTACGAGCTCGTGTACGACCGGCTCGTCGACGATGACGGCCTGTCGTATCTCACCGGCGGCGTCAACGTCTACCCCGAGCAGGGGCCACGCGACGCGTCGTTCCCTTACATCGTTCAATCGCTGACCGCGTCGGAGACAAACGCGCCATGGCCGATGCGGCAGGGCAGGCTCGATATGCATCTGTGGGATGAGGCCGCGACCATCGAGCGCATCATGGGCATGCGGGACCGCGTCGTTGCGCTACTGGACAACTGGCAGACCAGCTCGGATGAGCTCGGCGGCGTCCGCCTGTGGCTCGCATCGGAGTCGTTCATTCCGGACGAGAACCACATCCGGCACTACGTGCTGCAATTCATCGTGCGGCTCTATCGCGTCGCTGACGCTGAGGCAATTCTGACAACGGAGGGTAGCTAAATGGCAATGAGGAGCGGAGTCACTGATGGCACCCCGCAGGCGATCGTATTCGGCCCCGGCGAGGTGCTGGTCAACTACTCGGTTGGGTACGGCACGGGCACAAGCCTTGGCGCGACGCTCGGGGGCGCGACGTTTGACCCCGGCGTGAGCTTGCGCAATGTCGAGGTCGACGGGCTGCCTGGACCGACCAAGGGGCTCGTCCACAAGGACGCAGTCGCGCCGACCTTGGTCGTGCGGCTGAAGGAGATGACGCAGGACAATCTGACGCGGGCCATCGCGGGCGCGGTCCAGTCGGCGCAGTCCGGAGAGGACAACCACATCATCGGCGGCCCCATCGATGACGCGTCGTACCTGGAGAACGTGGCGCTGGTGGCTGAGAACCAGGCGGGCGAGGAGATGGTCGTGATCATCTACAACGCCTTGGCGACGGCGGTCTCTGCGGTCAACTTCCCCGACAAGGGCGAGCCGGTATTGGAGGTAACCTTCACCGGACACTTCGACCTCGCCGACCTCGAATCCGAGCCGTGGCGCATCATCGCCATACCCGAGGGCAGTTAGTCATGCTGGTGACAGTACGGGCGTTGCGCGTTGACGATGTGTTCGTCGTGGCGCGGCTGCTGGCCAAGGCCAAGATTCCGGCTGCCGAGACTCCCCAGGCAGTCGGACTCGGCCTGTTGCAGTCGGTCATCATCGAGGGCGGCGACGAGGTGAAAACGTGGCTTGCGGACCTGTGCGGCATGACGGCTGAGGAGTTCGGCGCACTGCCTCCCGATGCGCTGCTGGACTGCATCGAGCAGTTGAAGGCGATGGAGGGAGTGCGGGATTTTTTCAGTCGTGCCGCTCGCCTGGCTGGCTTGACCACTGTTACGACCTGATACAGCGACGGTACGGGTGGACGGACGAGCAGGTAGGGCGGCTGGAATGGCGGCGATTCCACCGCCTGATTGCCATGATAGGAGAGGAGCGACAGGCTGAGATGCGCTGGCAATTGACGCAACAGGCATTCGGGGCGTACCTCATTC